CGACATTTACTGACATTTCCTGTCAAATGAAAAATATCATATCTTTATACTTTTAAGGGCATTCCCATGTAGCCGGTACACCGTCCTTAGGCTTCCGTCGTCATCGTTTCCATAGATACTTATTGCAACATCATTCCACGCTGTCATCCTGTATCCATCCCCATCTATGTATCTCAGCCTCAAGCACTCCCTCTCTAGCGGATCCTCCACATGGTCTATGGCGGCCTCAATGGCCGCCATTTCCCGTTTTGCCGCCTCGATCTGAGGCGCAACTCTCTCTTCGTACTCCATGCGCCGGAGGATGGCCCTTTCCATTCGGTCCCCGTTTCCACCGGTGGACTTTGCGCCGGAGGATTCCCGCATAGCCGGTAGCTGCTCCTCGTTGCGGAGTCGGGCCAACCTGTCCATCTGATTATCCACCTCCAGGCGGAGGGCCCGGTAGGATGCCAGGCGTTGTTTGGTGGTCTTGTCCATTGTCATCCTCCTTACTTGGTTCTTTGGGGGGCTGCTACTGCAGCCCCAGGGACACTTTGAGGCAGTGATCCAATCGCTGCAACTCCCGGCCAGTTAGCCGGTAAACCTTATTGAGCAGCCGCTGCTTGTCTATCGTCATGATCTGGTCGCACAGGACTCTGGATGGCCGGTAGCCTGGGATTTGTACGTAAAACTGCATCGGATACGGACGCCTATCTGTGTTGCTGGTCAGTGGTACCGCAATAGTCGTTTGCGACTTGGTGTTGCCCACATCATTTTGCACGATGACAACTGGCCTCTCCTTCCGCTCCTCGCTGCCAATCGCACTAGGGGAGCCCCGGCAGAAATAGACATCGCCACGATTTATCTCCTTCATTATCTCGCCTCCCAACTTGATTCGATTGCGGAAATCGCAGCAAACACCGGGTAAAACACCTGCGGCACCACTGCATTGCCTAAGGCTCTAAGTTCGTCCACCTCGCGGGGAATCCCATCACTGTCTCGTAGATCTGTATCGTCTCCGCAAGTGAGTACCCGGAAAGCGTCGTTAAGTAGCAAAGATGTATTGATTTCCCCGGTTTCGCCATGACACACCTCATGGACTTCAGGCGCCTGCAAAAATATATCGCATGGCCGTCCGAAGCGCATGGCGTAGGCAACAATGCAAATCCTTTTTCGGAGATGTGGCGCGCCGGCTTGGAAAGCGGATAGCACTCCCCAACTCGCATCATACCCCATTCCGGCCAAGTCCCCAAGTACTCGTCCGAAAAACCGTCCATGCTCACTTGATAGCAGCCCTGGTACATTTTCTGCCACGACCCATCGGGGGCCAACTTCGTGAATGACTCTTGCAAATTCTCCCCACAAATCACGCTCATCACCAGATGCCAGGCGTTTACCTGCAAGGCTGTGCGGTTGGCACGGGAAGCCTCCGGAGATAACGGTGATCTCTCCAATGCCCGCTCGATCCGCGGATATCCTTGTGACATCCCTGATATCCCTCCATCTTTGAACATTTGGCCAGTGCTTTTCCAGGACCTTGCGCGGGAAATCGGCATATTCGCACTGACCAACAGTCCGAAATCCGGCCCATTCAGCGGCCAAGTCCAGACCGCCGATCCCGGTAAACAGTGATAAGTGGGTCAGGCCCCGCATCTGCTCTCAACTCCTAATATCACTGGCGGGTGCACTCGGCCCACAACGATCAGATAGATCTTCCTGGTGCGCTGCACGGCGGCAAGCTCCTCCGGATCCAGCTCCCAGCAAGTCTCAATTTCCTGCTGGCCTCCAGGGCACTGCATGATGGTGGCCGGTAGATCTCCGCAGTCCTCAGCGGTTAGGATGATGTTGGTGTTATCGGTCTGCACCGGCCGCATCTTCACCGCCCCCCTTTATTTTCAAGGTAAGCCTCTTCCTGCACCGCCATGCCCGTGAGTTTGCCATCCATCCCTCGACCACAACGGCCGGCCCATCAGGCCACTTATCGCAAGTAAAATATCCAGCCCCGACGTATTCGCAGTGCGGACACACGTAGGGGTCGCACATAATTGGCCCTTCCAGCAGGCGCCGGGGCTTACGCTTTTTCGCCATCTGATGGCACCTCCTCCGGCTCGAAACTACTGCACTCGCTTATCGGGCAATCGCCGTTGCCGCCATAAAGGCAGCAGTCGTCGCAATCACGCCTGCACCGGTTGCAAAGGCAGTCCGGATGCTTGTATTTACATTCGTGCAAAATCCCTTTTTCCGCCGTTCCACTCATCGCCGCCCCGCAGTTGGGGCAGTACTTGTACTTTGCCAGCGTTGCTGTAGCCAGTTCCCGGCATTCTCCGCAGTAGGAGCACCGATACCGGCCAATGAGTCTGCCCGATGTGCCGGCCGCCGTTTCCCAGTGCCCGCTGGGGCGCTGGCCATTTTCCGCAAATTTCATGCCATTCCCTCCATCGCCAGCTGTTCGTCCGCTGGCATTTTTGTGATGTAAATCTCCGTCCGGGGATTGTCCTTATCCCAGAAACATCGGCTCCCGTCGTGCCCCGTCACGATGCCGTAGTGGTCATCGGCGATGATACCAACATCCGTCAGTATGTCGTCAACTGCCTCCAGCAGGTTGGTCAAGTCCGTGCGCCGCCGGGTTGGCAGGTAGAACAAGCAGCGGATGTTAAGGCTGCAGTCTATGGGGCGGGGCGGTTTCGGCGTCAGGAACCGGGCTGCATCCTTTGCGTACTGCCGGTACTTGGCGGACGGCATGATGAAGGGCCGCCCTGTGGCCTTGTTGATCATGATCTGTTGACTGTTCTTCTTGGTGATAGGGCTCAAAGGGATTACGTACTTGATTTCTGCCATACGCACCACCCCTTACAGCCCCAGCAGATCTTTGACGCTGCCATATTCCCGGATGATATTACGCCTGCGCCGGTCTATTTTGCTTACTTCCACCGGCGCACAACGCTCCAATACCCGGTTGTAAATCCGCTGCTCGGCTATGCCTCTTGGGTTTTTCAGCTCATCGCCGGATAGGTTGCTGGTGATGATCATCGGCAGCTTCGCCCTGTATCGGTTGTCGATTATGCCGTAAACGATTTCTGCCATGTACTCAGTGTTACGCTCTGCGCCTAGGTCATCCAGGGCCAAAAGGGCGTACTGGTTAAGCCCATCCAAGTAATCCTGCTTACCCTCCCGCAAGCCGCTGATGGTGTTTGCAATGCGGGAAAAATTGGTCATAAAGCACTTGTAGCCTTGGTCGATCAGGGCGTTTACTACGCAGGCGGCCGCAAATGTCTTTCCGCTTCCGCACTGCCCGTACAGGATCATGCCCCGTCCCTGGTGCAGGAATTCCGGGAAATGGTCAACGTACCGGCGCATGATGCTGCTTGTCCGTGGATCCTGCCCGTCATCCTGGGCGAAGGTCCACTTGTCCAGGTCAGAGCCCCGGAAGCCGTCTTTGCGTAGTCGGTCTACACGGTCCCGGAACTCCCGGGCCTTTCTGGCATCCTCCTCGCGCTGATACGCCTCAGAAGCGCACTTGCATAGGCAGGGTACTGTCAGCTGCTTCCCCCCAAGTGGGATCACCGTCTGCTTGGGGGTATGGCATTTGCCGCAGTGCCGCAGGCCGCCCTGCATGTAATCATCCGGCGCGACCGGGTTGGCCTCGTCCGCCTTTTGCCGCAGGCCGGTAAGGGCTTGTGCAAAATCCATTACCTTCCACCTCCGTCCAAAAATCCATCTGGGAGATCATCCCAAGATTCTGCCTGCCTCCCGGTTGCTGCAGCCTGCGGCTGATCCACGTCTTCCCACCGGCGGCCCCGGAGGAATGTAGCGGGATAGCAGATAAATTTCCCGCCGTCCTTCGTCCACTGGTCGCAGTGCTTCCAGCGTTCTACTCCGGCAAGGATCTGGCCTACAAGGGCATCGTCCGGAGAGAGCTGCTTCCAGGCTTTCAAGGCGTCCTGCTTGTTCGTCTTCCTGGGGTAAATACCCCAAAAGCGATCAAATGCAGGCGGGATCCCATCCGCCCCGTTCTGGCGCGTTCTCGTTTTCGTTTCTCGTTTATCGTTCTCGTTCTCGTTCTCGTTCTCGTTCTCGTTTACGGGGACATTTGCTTGCATTTGATATCCATTCACTTGCAAGCAAATGCTATCAAATTCTTGCGGAAGCGGGAACTTGCTTTTCTTTGCTCTCTGCTGCTGGTGCTTTTCCCACGATAGGAGTTTCAGATATCGCTTTCCATCATCTGTGTACATGCCAACCATTCCGACCTGGATCAGCTCATTCAGCCAGTTGCTCAGTACCCTCTCTTTCGGGGGATTCAGGGGAAAGCACATGGACGCCAGGATCTTAGGATTCCCGTGATAAAGGCCAAAGTCATCCGCCTTTACCACAAGCCGCCAAAATAGGCGCTCCGCCTCGGCGCTGACCCCGGACAGCGATTCACTGGTGGCGATGGATTCTTTGATTATGCGGTTCGGCACACCGGCCACCTCCTTTTGCCTTGGAGGCGGGCCTACGCCCGCCTCCTGCCGTATGATCAATCCTCAGCATCATCCGGGCCACCCTCAAAAAACTCGTCAAAATCGGCCTCGTCTGCGGCCTCAGGGGCATCCTCATCGGATTCATCTTCGCCTCCGGTCCAAGCCTCCGTAGCAACTGGGAAATCTCCGGGCCGCAGCAGCGCTCGATCCAGGGTTTCCCGGAAGAAAAACTGTACCCACATTGCGTACAGATTCTTGAACAGTCGCTTGATCTTGGAAAGAAGGGCATCCGAAATCGTGAAAGTCTCAGACATTTTGAGGGACAGCTCTCCATCAATGTACGCAAACACGATAGATGCGTCCGGACTGATATAGTTGGCATCATCGTCCTCCAGCATGGAGATCTGCGCCTCCATCCCCCCCAGAGGCTTGATGGTCAGGGTGCAGGGGTACCGGTTGGTTCTCAGGGCGTAAGTCAGCCCATTTTCCTCGCAGATGCCGTCCAGCTTCTTGAGGTAGACTTCGTATTTTCCGGATTCGTTCATTTTGATCTCCTTTCTTTACGCGTCGAAAAAGTTGGATGTAGGATCGTCTGCGGGGGCGCTGGGGAGCACCGCTTCGCCGGTGGCAGGATCCGCATCAATTGCATCCGGCGCCGGCGGCACGATAGGTGCCGCGTCAAGCACCCCAGAATCCACGCCAACCTCATCGGCATCATACATGCCCCCGAAGGTCTGCGGGAACGCCTCCCGTAGGGCCTGTACCAGTGCCACCTTCCGGATCATCGTGGCGGGTTTGGCGGACCACTGGCGATTCAATGATCCATCTTTCTTCCGCCCTGCATATTCGTCAAACGGCACCTCCACCCGGGTGCTCTGCTTTTGATCCTTTCTGTACACTTCTGCCCAGCCACCAACGATCTTCTCGCCGGGGATATAGAATGCGCCAACCCTATAGGTCAACTCCCCGGAATCTTCATCGTAGATAATGATCCCGGCCCTGTGGCCATCGTGCTGGGGGTGGTTCTCGGCTCGTTTTTCGAAGGCTTCCTTGCCGGTGACCATCGTGGCGGGCTCGTTGCCATATTTAATGCAGTAGGCCTCCCGGAGCCACGGATTCAGGCCGTTAAATTTGCATAAATTGATGAACATGACAATCTCCTGCATGGAGACTCGTTCCTTATCCCCGCTGACCAGATAGTCTCGGACAATCTGGGGGGACAACTCCACCGTCATGCCGTTGGACTGGAAGCTGACCAACTGGGCGTTCTTTTTTTCCTGCGGCTTTCGCAGGGAGTTTGCTACTGCCATTTTGCAATCCTCCTTAAATTCTTTCGGGCTTGATGCCCAGATTGATCATTGCTTGCTTCAGGCCCTGGAGTTGGGCCCGGGTGGCTCGGATCCGGAAATCCACGGTAAAAATTTCTTCCGCCGTAGGTGATTCTTCCGGCCTTGGGGCGCTCTGCGTAGCCATGGGGATCGCAGGAGCCGCAGGGGGCATCTGATTCGCCTGGGCAGCCTTCGCCGCCTCATACCGGGCCAGTTCCTCCTGTTGCCGCTGCAGCCGATCCTTTTCGGCCAAAGCGGCGGCCAAATCAAAGTCCTGCAGGAAGGTAGATTTGACTGGCCCTGCCAACTCCGGGGGCAGCTGCAGCCCATCAATAGCTGCCAGGCCGGCGGTGATCCGATCGATCTTGCCGCCCAGCTCCTGGCAGATAGCACCCATACCGACGCTGACATTCAGCCACTTGGGATTATGCAGCCTCGAATAGGGCACCAGCTCCGCCAGATCGCCAATCATGGCCTGATACTGGGCCTCAATCGCCTCCTGCTTCTGCCGCTTTTTCTCCGCTTCGTAGGCCTTGACTTGATCATCGATCTCTCGGACCGTAGCCTTAACCATTCCCACCAGCTCTTTCGCCTGGGCCTCGAAGGATTCGTAGGGCTGCAGGTACAGGGCTTTCATTTCCTTCCGCTTGCCGTCAATGGCATCGGCCAGCTTATTCAGCTTGGCCCTATCCTTTTTCGCTTCGCCGATCTGAGCATCACCGTAGGCCAGGCCCTTGTAGTTGGCCAAGCCAGCTTCCAGCTGCTGCTTCAGCTCCTTGTAGTTCCACCGGATTTCTGGCAAGGGCTGAGCTTGCGTGGGATTAAAAATCTGGATTTCCACCAGTGCACACCTCCTGATCAAAGAATTCGGCAAACATGTCCTGGGGTACGGCGGCCTCAGTGATGTGCCTCAGACTGCCGCACCAGGCAGGGACATCTTCCTCCGGCACATTCACCCGGCAGACCCTGGCTTCTGACTCGCCGTACTTGGTAGGCACGTTGACAACATCGCCCACCTCCAAGGGCACATCCGCAACGTAGGTGTAGGCGCTCCCCTCAAATTTGCCGGAGCGGCGGCCCCGGTACTGGACTTGCACGAGATTTCTCTTTTCCATGATTATTCCCTCCTATATTTCCGGGAGCAGCAGAGGCGGCTCCCGGCCCTCCTGGACCATCTGCCAGAATGCAATCTCCTGCTCCAGCAGATAATCCAGATCATCTTGCACGTCCTCCCGGTTGACCCGGTAAGATCTCCGCTCCGTCCGGATTTCGCCATCCCAGATCCGCTTGAGCTGGGCATGGAGTACGGCAAAATCCCAGCCGGTGGCCAGAAGCTGGTGCAAGATTTGGATGTAATAGTTATCTGGGATTTTATCCCGCCATTTTTCCTGCTGCATAGATCGCAGGATTTCAGTAGTTTTAATCTCCAGGATGCCGGGGCAGCCGGTGGATAGCTCCACCAGCCGCCCATCCAGGGTGGCAAACAGCCATGGGCACTCCGGATTGTGGATCATATCAAATTCGCCGCCATAGGCCACGCTGTATGTATCGGCGTAGTCCAGGGCAAATAGTTCCCGGATTGGACCCTCGGCGGCATGGCCATAGGCTACGCAGGCCTTATTGCTGATATCGGCGGCTTGCCGCTGGCCAACCTTGATCCGCCACAGATCCACGTTGGACATATAGGGATTCTGCCCGACGATTGCGCTGGCCTCGCTGGCACCGATGCCCCGCATCCGGGCCTGCAGCCACTCCGCGTGAGTTTTAATCTCCGCCATTGACTCACGCTCCCTCCGCTGCTATAATGGATTCGCAATCGTTTCCTTTGCCGCTCTCGGGACTGGTACTCCCGGGGGCGGCCTTTTTTGCTGCCCAAGGCTTATTATCCAGCATCCGCTGGATCGCCCCAGGATTGTAGCGGGAGGCTATACGCAGGCGCTCCCGGAAGGCACTTACCGCAAGGTCCCACTCCTTGGCCGCCTCGACATCGCCCGGCTTGGGAGTTTTGCGCTCAGGGGCTGCAAAAGTGCAATTGGCAGGCCCATAGGGCTTGCTGGCATCCAGCAGCTTGATCTTGGGGATGTGATCGCCGGCGCCATAGCCCTGCGCCCGGATCCAGGCGTAAAACGCCGGGAATCTGGCCCATGCATCGTCACAGGGCTTGCGGCGCATATTTACCCAGCGTTGATACAGGGCATCGCCGCCGGGGAGCTTGCGGATATCTGTTGATCGCATGTTGTCACCCCCTCACGCCATGGCGTAAACCATGCAGGCAATGCCGATTACAGCAGCCGCAATGCACCACAACACGCACGCCCAAATGGGCGTATCCTGCCGTGGGGCTTGCAAGGCCTTGATGGCCATCGTCAGGGCGGCCACATCATCGGCAGCGGTGCCGGCGTCCGGATACTCCTGGATTGCCAGGCGGCTCTGG